CTAGTCAAAATAAATAATATTTTGGAAAAAAATGGTAAATTAACAAAAAGAATAAAAGAGAATCTAATTAAAAAAAGGGATATATTAACTGAAAAAATAAAAGATATTAAAACAAGATCCTCAGAAAATTTTTATATATCTGAAACAGTTTCTATTATAGAAGAATACAAAAAAATATTAAAAACCCCTATAAAACTCAATTTTCTTGGAAAACAAATAAACAGTGAAAATAGTGAAAAAAAAGCAGATTTAATCTCTAAATACATACACATATCAAATAAATATATAAATAATCCTACATACATTGATAGTTCAACAACAACTGGAAATATACAATGTGAAAATTGTCCCAATAAAAAATTATTTGATATAATAGAAAACTCTAGTATATGTACTGAATGTGGATCACAAACAGAAATATTCTCACATACAACTAGCTATAAAGATGCTGATAGAATTAATATATCAGCAAAATACACATATGATAGAAAAATACATTTTAGAGACTGTATAAATCAATACCAAGGCAAACAAAATAGCACAATTGAACCAAAAGTATATGAAGATTTAACTAAAGAATTTGAAAGACATCATCTTCTTGAAAATAAACCAGGAAAATCTAAATATTCAAAGATAACCAAAGATCATATTCTAATGTTTCTAAAAGAATTACAATATACAAAACATTATGAAAATGTTAATCTTATACATTATACTTTAACAGGAATTCGTCCTGATGATTTATCCCATATAGAAGATAAATTATTAGATGATTTTGATGTTTTGACAGATCTTTATGATAAAAGATTTAAACATGAAAAGAAGATATCTAGAAAAAATTTCATAAATACCCAATATGTGTTATATCAATTATTAAACAGGCATAAACATCAATGTAAAAAAGAAGATTTTAATATATTAAAAACAATTGATAGAAAGTCTTTTCATGATGATATATGTGTTGGATTATTTGCGGAGCTTGGATGGAATTTTAGTCATACATTTTAAAATAATTTATTTTAAAATCTTTTTAAATAATAAATAATGAAATCTTGTGCTTCAGGATTTAAATTTAAGTCTCGTCGTGCTTCTAGAAAGGCACGCCGTGTTTCTAGAAAAGTTCGTAAGTCTTTACGTAAGGCGTCTAGAAAAATTCGTAAAGTTTCACGTAAATTATCTAGAAAGGTTCGTAAGTCTTTACGTAAGGCGTCTAGAAAGATACGTCGTGCTTCCAGAAAGGCATCCAAAAAGGCGCTTCGTGCTTCCAGAAAGTCTCGTCGTGCTTCTAAAAAGGCATCCAGAAAGGCTCGTAAGTCTAGAAGAAAGTCCCGTCGTGCTTCCAGAAAGGCTTCCAGAAAGGCGCGTAAGTCTAGAAGAAAGTCTCGTCGTGCTTCTAAAAAAGCGTCTAGAAAGGCTTCCAGAAAGGCGCGTAAGTCTAGAAGAAAGTCTCGTCGTGCTTCTAAAAAAGCGTCTAGAAAGGCGTCCAGAAAGTCTCGTCGTGCTTCTAGAAAGGCTTCTAGAAAATCCAAGGCTAAAAGAGTTTCTAAAGCTGAATGTGTAGATTTATATATTTATGGTAAAACTGCTTCCGAACGTAAAAAGTATGGAAATAGAGATGCCCCTCCATATTCGGCAAATGCGGCTGGATGTCAAGGAATATATTTAGTTGGTAATGATGGAAAAGGATATAAGTCTGTAGAGAACGCAAAAGGTATTTTTGTATGGAAGAAAGTTTAAAAATACGTTTAAAAATAAGTTTAAAAATATTTTATTTCTAAAATATTTTTTAAAGATCTAATAATTTAATATTTTGTCATATACACCAGTGAATTGTAAAATAAGATGGCATATGAATATTTTTATTGTAACTTCTACGAAATGTAAAGCAATACTAGTTGTTTGATTATTAAATTGATCGTCTGTTTTTCTGTTTTTTTCCATTAGCCATATTGGAGCAGCTCCAACAGCTCCTAGAAGAATACCTTCTATAATAAATTGAAACAAGTTATAATTTACAAATTTTCCAGCTTCATATCCAATACTTTTTTTATCACTAAAACAAGACATAATAAATAATACAACAACACATGCTAAAACAAAATATACAAAATAAGTTAATAGTGTGGATGGCAAAAGTTTATATTTGGGTTCATCTGATAATCCAAGATTATTAAAACCACTATCTTCTAGTATTATATCACCTATAAAACCAACTAAAAATAAAGGTATGAATTTCTTAATAATAAACTTTAATATGTTTTGTTTTGTAAATAAGGCTCTATATCTACCTGTTGAAATAGCACGAGAAATATATAAAATTGTAAAACCAAGAGCTACAGAAAGCCCAACTACAGAACATTCCAACATCATTGTTGATGTATTAGACTTTGTTAAACCACTGTCTCCATATATAGTTGGAACAATAATACTAATACCAAATAATAAACCTGAAAAAACTAGTAAAATAGGATTTTTTAATTTATAATAAACAGTAAATATAATTACAGAAAGTGTAAAAAGTATTATACTTGTAGCAATTCCAGCAATTTGTTTAGAACTATAATTTTGCGATTCATTATTTGGCATAAATGGGTATGTATAAGCAAGGAAAAGAAAAAACAGACAGCAAATTAATTTAAATAGTATAAAAGAGTCATGTGTTTTTTGACCTGAAGTAAGGTGATTTTTATTATAATAAATAATAGTTGAAACAATTATTATACATAATAAAGCTACAATAAATTTATAGAAATTAGACATTTATTATATTAAATTTTATTTATAAAAATAAAATTAATTATATTTTCAAACAGTTCTTAAAGTTATACTATATCTTTCTTGCGTGTATATATCTGTTTTTGGTATTTCGTGACTAAAGAATTTCTGTGTTGAACCAGACATAATTAACAATGATCCTGGATTTAGAATAATATCTTTATTCATATGCTGCTGGGCTTGATTTAATTTTAAACTTTTCATATTATCTGGATTATATAGGACACGTTTCATCTTAAACAATCTTGGTGATCCAAAAGAAACACAAGCTATAGTATTGTTTTCTCCTAAAACAGCTATATCATCTCTATGTGATCCAATAGAATCATTTCCATCTCTATAATAATTACATAGAGCACTATTAAAACTATTTTTAATATATGTTTGATGATGGTTATCTAATGTATTTGTAATTTCTTGTATTTTATTTTCAACTAGTGACTGTATATTATAAATCCATTCATCATATTTATGAGGTTCCCACCTAGGCCATTCATATCTCCAGTTTTTAGAGAATGGTTTTTTATCTATGTGAAACCATTTTTGTAGTCTATTGATTACGTGGCCGTCTCTATCACCACTTTTCCAGTCGTTTATATTATATATAGAATGAGTCACATTTTTAAGAGTGTCTTTGTCTAGAAAATTTTCAATATAAATAATAATTGAATATCCACCATCTTTTTCTGGTATTATTTGAATATCCATAATATCTAAAAATAATATAACTTTAATAATAATTCATTTTATTTTTAAATATAACATTTAAAAAATATTTTGCTGTTAAATAAATATGGATAGGTTAAAAGAATTATGGGATTCATATGGGTTTGAAATAGTGCTGTGTTCCTGTGTTTTATTTATTATTATATATGCTATTATAAGATGGTTCAAAAAATCAAAAGGAACTTGGTCTACTACATATTCATTACCATTAAATAGACCATTAATAGGGAATGAAGGTCCTAAAAAGGTAAGGAAAGACTCTTCAGGTGAGATTGAATGTAAAAGAGTGTTAGAAAAAATATTTAATTTACCATTTAATAAGTCTAGACCAGACTTTTTGAGAAATCCTGTAACTGGAAATAATTTTAATTTGGAAATAGATTGTTATAATCCTAATCTTAAATTAGGTGTTGAATATAATGGTGTTCAACATTATAAATATGTTCCTTATTTTCATCGTAATAATGAGGCATTTTTAAATCAAAAATATCGTGATCTGATTAAATCTCAATTTTGTAAAAATGAGGGTGTTATATTAATTGAAGTTCCATATACAGTTAAAGTAAAAGATATTGAATCTTATTTAATTAGTGAATTGCGTAAAAATGGTTTTAAATGTTAATTTTTAAATTATATAATTTATTTTAAATTATATAATAAATGTCATATTCTGAAATTTCAAATTCGGCAATAAATATTTTAAAACAACTAGAGTTACCAAAAAATCCTGCTATTGTATTTGATATTGATGATACTCTTGTATTTGATAGTTATTCTTCAGGGGGAATGCGCAGTGGTTGTATTCCTGAGATTATAAAATTATATAATACAGCAAAATATTTAAAAATATCGCCTATAATTATTACAAATAGAGGAGGTGTTGATAATGTTGTAAAAATAACTCTAGACTTATTAAAATCATGTAATATTACGGATTTTGTATCTATATATTTTAGACCTATGTCAAATATTCAAATGAATAATCCATATACATATAAAAGATTAGCAAGACAACATGCTACAGAACAAGATAATTATAATATTGTTATGAGTGTTGGAGATCAACCTTGGGATGTTGGAGAT